TTTTTTCGTAATAAACGCGTGTGAAGTACCACCAACGAGACGATGTGGACGTTCGCGTTCTTGTGAAAATTTGGCTTTATTCAGTTTAGGTACATTGAGAAGTCTGTGCCAGTACCGCGTCTTCGCGATGGGCGTGGGTAATTCCGCGACGGCTGTATACACAGCTTGCCATATCCCGATCGCGTTAGCTCTTCTACGTATTTCGGATATGAGAAGAGGCGCGAGGCGCTTGTTTCGAATCGTATCGTGTACACATAGAAAGTTAATTTGTAGTACGTCGACGATTTTATCGTGTATTCTATATTTAGAAGGCACACCCGAAATAAAACCGACAAGCTTCCCGTCATTTTTGGTTCGAAGTCCGAGATTCCAATCGGGTTCCGTGGCCCATTCCACAAACTCTTTCGTGTATTCGAGTGAAAAGTGTTCGTCTCGTATGTAATGTGCACTCAGTAGATGCGCCGCTTCATCTATGGAACACGTAGACCATTCATATTCTTCGGGAAGTTCGATGGGTGTTTCACTGTGTGTCCTCGAAGAATCGATTTCACCGATGTAATCCCCGTGTGCACGTGGCATGGGTTGAGTGTTCCAAAACTCGTGCATTTGTATTAATACATGGTTTGTTTTTAACTTGGCTTAAAGTTTTAACACGAGTATTTATTAGAAAATGTCGCTCGAACAAGATTATACCACCGTACCCGGTCAACTTTACGCCTGCCTATCTGTGGTAGGACCAGAATGTCCACAAAAGAATGACAAGTTTGGTGTCAAGATTCGCGGTGCTTTCAACTCGCGTGAAGAAGCCGCGTCTCACGCTAAGCGTCTCCAAAAGGAAGACGCGACATTTGATATTTATGTGGTGGACATGTACAAATGGTTATTAATTCCACCCGACCCTACCGCCATCGAGGATGTGCATTATACGAATGAAAAACTCGAGGCGTTAATGTCTGGATACAAGGAAAACCAGCAAATGGCGGCGAAGATGTTTGAAGAACGTAAGCGGGACATGATGGAGTCTGGTGCGAACACATTCATCAAGCCGGGCGACGAAAACTCGAAATACTACACGAAGCCAGATGAAAAGCCAATCAGTCACCCAGCCGAAGTATTGGAACGATTGAAGAAGGAAAAGCCGGATGTCATTATGGAAGAACTCATTAAGGAAGCGGATGAAATCGTCGCAAAGGAAATAGAGGAACGACGATTGAAGCGTGAAGCCGAAGCTGAAACATCTACGGAAGCAGAAATTACAGTAGCCGAAGATAAGGATGAAGAAGTGAACTCGAACTAAATAAAAAAAGATAAGCATATAGTAATTATGTTGACCATCGCACTTAACGTGGTGACCATACTTATCGTGCTATACATATTCGGTTTAAACAGGAGAGACCGTCAGGTCGAAGAGCTTAAACGGAAGATGGAAGAAGAAGATCCATACGTATCAGCGACAGAAGTCGCAGAAGCTGCGTCAAAAGATCCACTGGTTGTGAGTCGTGCATATTTCTTAGAATCGAGAGATGAACCAACGACAGATTTCAAAGGATTCTCATCCTGGTCGAAGGATAACTGGTTGCATGGTTTTCCCCATGAAAAAGCCTAATATGAAGGCAACGAAAATGATAGTGTACGCCGTTTTATCGAGTGCCGCGAATATATCAATCTTTTCGGGTTGAAACTGATGATGCATAGGTGGTGGAGGGGGTGGGTAGTAATACATTGGCTCCCGTTCTTGATGTTCTTCCTGTCCACGTTCACTCTCTTTATCCATTAGATCGGGGGTATATTCAATGGGATTTCCTATATCACTCTCCATTTATAATTTGGCGAATCATTTTTTTAACTGCATTATTCCTCATCTTCATCATCACTTTCTTCGTCATCATCTATGATGAATCCGGCTAAATTCCCATTTTCATCAGCGTCTTCTTCGTCATCGAATCCCGAGACGGATTCAGAATCAGACTCATAATCATCTTCTTCGAAGTCTTCATCTTCATCGTCGGTGAAATCATCTTCCACGTCTTCAAAAACTTCGAGTCGTTCTGGTTGTTTGGAAATTCGCCCTGAGCGTGTTCGTATGGTACTCATTTGTCTATATTGGCATTACATCTTTAAGTCCTTCTATACGTGTTTTCAAATTCTGCATTTATCTTTACTATTAACACGTGTATCTCGTCGATGACCGACGTGTCACCGGCTGTGTATTCTAGTGCTAAATCTTCTAAATTTACTAGACCACGTTTCAGAAGTTTTCTAGAAATATCCTCGTGTGCGCTGTATTCTCTCGCCATGTTTACGTTTGCAAGGAATTCTCTATAGAGAACCTCACTCATTCCAGAATACTTATGGGTCTCTTTTATGAGATCATCGAGTATGGTTGGAGTTGTACCCCTCTTTACGAGTTTAGATGACATGTATATCACTGCGATGAGAAATGCGAGTGCTAACATCTATAACTTACTTGTTATTTTATCTATAAGAATATGTGCGCGATTTTTGCATTTACACACGCGTTTAATCTCTTTTTTAGATATAGAAAACGTGGATAATTCATCACACTCCTGACACACGTAATCCGAATATACTGTATATTTTTTGATACCTTTCTCTTTTTTGAAGTCACGCACCGTGATATTGTCTCCATGTATCATATATTTTTGGATATAGTTCTTCAGTTCAGTTTTAATTTCATCACCCGGCTTCGGTGGTGGTGGAGCTCTTTTGGGTGGTGGTTTATATTTGACGACTTGAAGTTTATCTACTATTTTAGGTGGTAATTGGTGTTTTCTACCTGAAAAGTCTTTACAAAAACCATAAAAACGCCCACGCATGGTCTCACATCTACAAAAACACTTTTGAAATATAGAATCTCCGAGAATGTAAAACCATACATGGTTCGAACCGTGTGCCCTCTTCGTGTTTTCACAATACCTCGACGTCGTGGCGACGAGATAACTGTTTTTTTCCTTGTATATATTCTTGATCCGCGCGTGCCCTTGACCTTCAAGGTTTTTTCGTATGAATGATTCAATGAGTGCACACGCCTCCGGATCTTTGAGTTCATTCTTGAGCTGCGTGTCCGTGAACGAACCTTCGGTTTTCTTGGACCCCTCTATAATCTTTGGCTCTATATTTTCGAGTCGAAGTGTCGCCATGTACATGATTTCAACCGTTGGTTCGGGAGAGATACGTTCGAACATGGCGAGTGGTCCACATTTATACACGAAAACTGGGAGATATTCACCTTGTGTTTCCTTTCCGTTGTTACACTCACTACACCCCTTTCCACCACACTCCTTATGTGTTACCCACTTGTGTGAGAATGGCATTCTGAACCCACTTCCACGTGTGTTTCTTTCACTGCTCCCATACACAGACAAATCGACTATATCATTCCAATCTTTGGACCCATACACGAGATTGAGTGTACCTATGATATGTTCTCTGAGAGCGATGGCTGAATCTCTATTGACCGGAAAATCTGGCCAATTGATGTGTACACCCGTTTTAATAAAATCACCCACTGGTTTAGGTTTCGCTACAGAGACGAGTGCATTCTTTCCACCATATTTAGACACCTTATCACATATGACTTTACACACGCGCTTAATTTCTTCTATAGTCAAAGGGTCATCATCCTTGTAATCGAGATCCACGAAAAAGTTATATGCGTCGATGGTCTTTTGTTCGACGACATATACTTTCTCATTCGCTTTCACACATTCCACATATTTTTCATAAAAATCGGTCAATCTATCAAACGGCACTGAGAGGACTCCGCCGTCCATGAGCACGTGTGATGGATTGGGGTTCTTTTCAAAGAAGCCATGGCTTTTACACCACTCCCTGAACATACTTACCAATACGTAGTTTTATTCTTTTAATCTTCTTCGACTTCTTCGAAGTTGCGCCACATAGTTCGTCTATAAGAAATGTCTGGATATTCCGGTTCGTCTTCGGAAAGTTTCTTTTTTAATACGAGGAGTTCATACACTTTGTCTTCCCTGTGTTCCTCAATAAAGGCATTCGCTTTATTGGGTGTGTATGAATGTCTATCGACGAGCAGTTCATGTATTTGCATTAAAATGTAGTTCTTAGACTTCATTATTTAATAGCAAAGGATTTTCTATTCAACGATGTAACACATGCGTAAAATTCTGGATTTTCTAGAATATTCTTCATGATTCGTTCCCATTGTTTCTTTACCCTGAACTCTTGGATGGTGTCGAATGACATAAAATCATTTTCGTCGTGTGTGCGTTTGATTGGTTGTTTTTGTATCTTTTTTGCTATTGTTTTTTGTTTTTCATCGTTAAATTTCTTTATGAGTTCAAGTTGTTCTGGTTTCGTGTAATTCACGAAAAATACGAATACGTTATATTCGAGATCAACTGTGGGACTCTCCTTTACTGTAAATTTAAAGTCGGTGTATTCGCCCCGTTTTAAGGAGACCACACCACGAGTCTCTTCTTCAAGTTCTCGGAGGGCACACCGAATAGGATTAAAAATCTCTCTTCGGCGACACCCCCCGGTCACGAATATCCAATCTTTAAAGCGCTTATCTCTGACTGTGAGGAACCTTGGCTTGTCGCCCGTAAATGTTACCGGTATCGCAATTGCTTTATATTTTTTCATTGCGATGTCGCAAGTTATAATCGACCGAGATGTTAATTATCCCCTGAATCGGCAACTCTGTTTACGGGAACGGGTTCTTCGTCGTCGTCGTCATCATCGTCTTCCTGTTGAAGAACTTGTTGACGTGGTGGTGGAGATTGTTGCGCTTGAACGAGTTTATTACAGAAACCTTTGATGCCTTCGATATCAGATTTTGCTTTAGAGAATTCATTGAACATGTAAGCCGTCGCTGCGATGCAAACGATGATGGCTACGATCGTCATGGTTTCTCGATCGAATGACAACATATTTATGTAATAGAAACGTTGAATCTTTTTAAGTAGCTTCCTCGTGATTTACTGGAGCTATGAATTTTTCAAGTGTCCTGGATTTTGGATTGTACGTGAGTACAAAGACAAATGCCAAGAGAAATAAGTACTTCCAAAGCATTTGTTATTAGTATGTAAATAAATTTAGTTCGAGTACATCAAACCACCCATACCATTCTCGATGCGGAGAATGTTATAGTTCACGGCATACACGTCTTGTCCCGCGGTGAAAGAACCACCGGTAGACACGAGACGCGCGGAATCCAATCGACTGAAGTTGAGCGAACCCGTGGGTTGCAACTTGGAGGTTTCGAGGCAGAATGGGTACAAGAAGTAGTTACCCGCATCACCTTCGATGGACGAAGCCGCGGTGTGATAGTACAGAGACGTTTCCGTGTAGTGTGGCACAGTTGGCTTGGAATCCGTGACATCCGTACCGTTAATTTGGAGCTTAATGCTACCCGTGGCAATACCCAAAGCCGTGGCATCAAACACATTGGATGACGCCAAGAGCTTGATTGGGTGATTGAAGTTAAGTTCTTGCATAGCACTACCGGATGCGATGGACTTTTGGGTTTGGGTGACGACCATGTTTTGTGGCATGGACGCCAAAGTGGTGCGTTCATCGGTATCCAAGTAGATGTACTGCGCGTGCACTTCATAATCATTCGCCGCTGGTGTGTTCCACGTGATACGCAATTCCACGTCGTGGTACTGGAGTGCGATCAATGGGAGTGCAGATTGCCAGTTCTCACAGAAAGAGAAGCGAAGTGGATAGAATCGAGTGGTGCTCGTAGAAGAGCGGTCTGGACCCTTGCTTGTGTTTTGAGCCATGATAGTTGGTGCGATGTACTGGGAGAAATGCGACGTTTGATCATCGATGACTTGTCCACCGATCAGAAGTTCGACCTTCTTGATTCGGCTCGCCCATTGCGCCTTGGTGAGCGCAGCTGGGGTACGTTGCGTAATGTAGGCATATCCAAGAAGATCACCTTTGCGTTCGAATCGAACTGTGGAGATACCACCATTGGTTGGGATGCCCTGGAGCACTTGGCGCTCCACAGTTTGGGCGAAGTTCGTGTGACGACGATAGCTCGAGCGGAAGAAACTGACTTCGGGTTGGCCGACGAGGTGCGCATCTTGGGCACCGACAGCGACGAGTTGGGCAATACCACCAGACATTTTATATATAGTGAGGTTATTTTTTTAACTAGAATCATCTTTACATGAGTGT